CCAGTCTCTTTTGGCTTACTCATAATATCTATACTACATAGATATTTTTTGTTTTTATATTTTACAGGAAGCCAAGCTGTTGTCGTCGGAGTTCTATTTTTTGAAGATGAGTATGAGTAGTATTCATCATCACTTTTTATTTCTAGAAGTGTGATTATTTCCCCTTGCTGTATATTTGTTTCTGTTGTTGTCTTGTTGCTTGTTGGCTTTAGTTTGCCAGCTTTTTTGACAGCTATCTCTACGTCACCTTTTCCTTTATAGTATTTTACCCACTGGGAGAATCCTTTAGTGCTTGCCATAGTGTTTGAATTCCGAGAAAGATAGAGATTACATTTTTGCGCTAATTTTATTTATATTATATTTACTACTTTTAATATCAATATGTTATGTGTGAAAAATATATTGACGTATGCGTATAACTTTGCTATAGTCTATTAATAGATGTTTTTATTTGTTTATGTGTATAACTGGTTGTTTAGACTTTGTTTAAGGTCGTATATAGTTTTTTGGGACTATAGCTCAGTTGGTCAGAGCGGCTGGCTCATAACCAGTAGGTCCTTGGTTCAAGTCCAAGTGGTCCCACTATAAGTTGGTTTATTTAAGGATTTTTATGGACATGCATATTCTGTGTGATTTTACTAAAGCATCTTGCTTTCTTCAAGTTGTTTGTGTTATTGCTATTGTATACATCTGGAGCTGGAAAACTCATGAATAAAATATATGACTTGTCGATGTATCGTGAAGCAAAAAGAATTTCTAATGAATTGACTAAAGCAGAAATTCATGCTGAGATTATTAGATTAAAGAATTATTACTCTAGTAATTGTATGACGGATTTAGATATTGAAGAAGATAATGCTATTTTAGAAGAAGTATTTGCTGAGTATATTTCAAGAAGCATAAAAGTGCATACAATAGCATTTAATATGAAAGTTAGAAGAGAAAGAGATGAGTTCGCAGAAAATAAATTGTTGTGAATGTTCTTGTGAGTGTGAGTTTGTTAGTGCGAAAACAAATCATATCGGAATTTCTTTTTCATCATCAGACTTTTCATCATCTGATCATTACGTTTGCGTGAATGAGAATTGCAGAGTAAATATTTTATTTGTTATTAAGAACAGAATTAGTTGTGTGATTTATGAACGATGAGAATACTAAAAAAATTATTGATGCGTGTAAGAGTTTGTATAGTAATATAGAGACTGAGCGAGAAAATTTGAGAAGAAGTGATGTGTTTCTTCCCATAGCGTTTGGTTTTGAGTGTGGCGATGGCTGGTTTGATATTCTTCTAGACTTCTCTAAAAAGATGCAAGCGTATTTTGATACGCAATCTGAAAATTTTATTAAGAGTGTCTATGCAGTTCAGATAAAAGAAAAGTTTGGCTTTCTTAGAATTTATCTAACAGCGGAAAATGATGTAGTATCTTCTTATATTAAAGAAGCTATGCAAAGATCTAGAACGACATGCGAAGTTTGCGGAGATACAGAAACGGCTTCAATTCGAGGAAAATATCATCTATACTGTGCTTGTGATAAGCATGTACTTGAATATGATAAGTGAGAAAATTATGGATAAAAAATATAATACAATAAAATGTTTGTCATGTAATGCTATATTGCGAAGTAAGCATAGACACGATTTTCAAATATGCGAGTGTAAGAATAGCACTTTCGTTGATGGTGGTTCTGATTATTTTCGCTATGGCGGTATGGACTTAAAATTAATACAAGTATTGGATCACGATAACAATACTTTCTCTTCAATAATAAAGATTAATGAAAGTGAAGTTGAACAATATTCTTCTTTGAATGATATTGACTACGATCTAATAAAGAATGTTTTTTCTTGTGTTGTTGAGCTTGTAGAAAAAGTATTTGCTAAAAAGTATAGTATAACATTTCATTCTGCTGATGATTCTAATAAGACAGTATCTAGTCCACAGTGGTCTATGTGGGACGATGATGATATTTGCGATCCTAAATTAGGTCTTGCGTATTGTTTACATATGAAAAATGATTGTAAAAATATAGATGATAGCAAATTTTATCATTTAATTTACGATCTATATACTTTTTTCAAAGAGAGAGATAATAGAGAAGATCCAAAAAAAGTTGGTCAAATCTCCAATTACAATAGTTTCATATCTCAAATGTGTTCTAAGTATTCATGCTCTTCAGAAGATGAGTTAGAAAGAATTAATTGTCTTACTAATGATGAGAGATTAGAGAAGAATATTTTAATTAGAAAATATGAAGATGCTGAAAGAGAATATGAATTGCAAGATGCAGACGCTATGAGAAAAGTTATAGCAAATAGAAAAAGAATTTTTTCGCTTTTGAAAAGATAATATATACAGTGTTAAAAGAGGAGCTGTAGTTCAGTTGGTTAGAACGTCCGCCTGTCACGCGGAAGGTCGCGGGTTCGAGTCCCGTCAGCTCCGCCATTTTTTTGTGTGAAAAACATATTGGAGAAATAATAAATGTCTGTTGGAAATTATAAGAATGTTCGACTAGCTGGATGTAGAAAAAAATACAACAGAGCAAAAAGGCAAGTTGATTCTTTGAGAAAGATTTTTAAAGAAGAAGAATCTTCTGAAGTTGCTGAGAAGTTAGCTGAAGCTGAAGCTAGACTATCTCGCTCTCAAGAAAGTTTAGTAAAAGCTAGGTCTAATCTATAGAGATTTATACAATGAGAGTTATAGCTATAGCTGGCGGCACCGCATCGGGAAAAACGACTCTCTCAAATAACATAATCTCGACTCTAAGAAATAGGAACATTAAAGTTGATTGTTTTGCTTTAGACTCTTTCTACAAAATAAACTCGCTTTCTTTTGATGAAAGAAAAAAGTTGAACTATGATCACCCAAATGCTTTTGATATTGACTTGCTTATTTCATGCTATAATTCTCTTGTTAAAAATAAAAGAGTTGAGTTGCCAGTCTATGATTTTTCTCAACATAAACGAAGTGAAACGAAAGTTGATGTAATTGAAGAAGAACTAGACGTTCTCATCATCGAGGGAATTCTAACTCTACACTTTGAACAAATACGAAACATTTCTGATGTGAAAATTTTTGTTGATACTAATGATAAGATTAGACTTGAACGAAAATTGATTAGAGATGTTAATGAGCGAGGTAGAACTAGAGAATATGCACTAGCTCAATGGGACGTTTTTTCCCAACCATCATATGAGTTATATTGTCTGGGCAGTAAGAAATATGCGGATAGCTTATTTTTTGGCGAAGAGTGGCAACAACAAGACATAGAAAATTTGCTATCGCAGTTTAGTATCTTGTAATATATAAGCATACTTTAATACAACGATAATATAAAATAGCTTGTCATGTTTTAAATTGTATGTTATAGTATCGCTATTATCTGATAAATAGCAGTATACACTTACAGTTTTATAATGGAACATCATGGTCAAAATAAACAAAATCTATACAAAAAATGGAGACGAAGGCACAACTCACCTTGTCGGCGGCACTAGAATTGAAAAAAGCTCCTTACGCATGTCTTGCGTAGGCGAAATTGATGAACTTAATGCACATCTAGGTCTTATTAGAACTGTTGTTCAGAAGAGAGAGTATTCTCCAGAAACTACTAATCTGTTGGCAAAAATACAAAACGATTTGTTTGATATTGGAGCATACCTTGCAACCCCAAAAGATTATGAATATGCCGACAAGATGAATACTATGAATACAGAAAAGATTCAGGTTTTGGAGTCTGCTATTGATGATGCCACTTCAAGAGTTATAGAGTTGAAGTCTTTTGTTTTGCCTGGCGGCACTGAGCTAAACTCTTTTCTTCATATTGCTAGGGCAGTTTGTAGAAGATGTGAAAGAAATTTATGGCAGTTAAACTCTGAAGTTGAACTCGATAAAAATGTTTTAGTTTATTTGAACCGTTTGAGTGATCTTTTATTTGCGTTAAGTAGATACTTCATAAAATTATCCGATAAAAAAGAATATCTGTGGGAATTCAGTGCATCTAAATCTTGAGAGAGTAATATGAAAAAAACGATTATCAATTTAGCTTACAGAATAAAAAATTCTAATGTGGTGCTTACATTTAGGGCAAATCCATTTTTTTGGACATATAGAGTTTCAGTTAAAAAAGTTTTATCATATGTTGATGATTGGCTGTATGAACCAAACTTGCATCAATATCGAGTGACTTTTCTATTTTTAGCCATTGACTTGTTTGTTGATATGAATTCATATTATAAAAATTTTAGTGATTCAGATGAATTTCGGTATTATTAATTTTTTCGATTCTCTAGATGTCATATCAAATAGATTTTGGGACTTTATCGCATTTAGAACAACTAAGAGATACAATGTTCTAAAGATAAAAAGTTTGACGCCAAACTATTATGACAAAGATACAATTCTTATTCATTCAATGATGCAAATCGTTGTTGACTATGTGGAAATAGAATTATCGTATAATTGCGAATGTAAGAATAAGTTTAGAAAGATATTCAATAGCTTTCCGTTTATTATTAGGCCTGAGAGTAGATGTCAAAAATGCTCTATCAAATATATTAATAAGTATATCGAAGAGTTTGGCAATACTGATGATGGATGTTCTAAAAGGTGGTGTAAAGCATACTCAGAAATTCTTTCAGTCTACTTGTGGTGGAAAAAAGATTATCCAAAAAGAAAATCGCCAGAAGAGACTTATCAGTATGGCAAATTTTTATTAACCTCTAGACAATACTCTAAAACATACTTTGCGAAAAAACATAAAAGATTAATTGACTTGATGCAAGAACTTGAGTTAAAATATAAAGATGAAGAATCTAAGATGATGAACAAGATTATAGAGTATCGAGATTATTTATGGACGTAAATAAACTTTCTATCAGTGAATTGAGACGTAGAATTGCCAAATGCAAAGCTCGTATAAGCATATTAAAAGAAGAGCGAAAAAAGTATTATGTGCATATACGAAGCGCAAAAAATTTAATTAAAAATATTGAGAGAAACATTGACCTGAAGAGAAGTTGTCCCGATATTGACAACTTAGAAGCTACTTCTGTTAGAAGCTACTTGAAATATCTGCAAGAATCTTTGATTAGCTTAGATAATTTTTGGCTTGAAAAAGTACACGAGTGTACTGCCTTGCATAAAAGAGTTGATGATTTAAATGAGCAGGTTTATCCATGATTAATGTTATTTCACAAATAGCGGTTTTTCTATTCATATTTTTCTTGCTAGACTTTGAACCAACGTATGATAGAAGAAATGAGTTATCTGCATTTTTAGTATTTAAGATTGTGGATACTAAGCCTAAAAGTAAATCTAGTTTCTCTATAAATAATTTTTCGTTTAATATACTCAACATCAAGTTTTGACGTTTTTCGATTTTTGGTACCAATATGTCAGATTTAATAGACTTAAATAAAATACTTAGTGAATATTCTATAGATGATAATGATTTCGGCTTTTCAGCAGTTAGTGAAGAAGAATATAAAAGTGTAATCAATGAGAGTGAACAAAGCGTTGAAGATTGCAAAAGAAAACTAACTGAAGTTGAAAAACTAATTATACCATTTCTAATGAAGTTAATAAAGACTTCAGATAAAGAATACATATACTGGCCAAATAGAAAGCCTGCCATTGAAGCGCAAATGAAGAAAATTCTATCTCTCACTAGAGGATAAAGACTTGACTACAGTTCTTATATCTGCTATACTATTCATATTGATTTCTTTTATTATTATTGATTTCATGGAGAATAAAGATGAAGATTGATGTGACTGATATAGAAAATATTGTCGTGAACAAAAATGGAAAGCTGATTATTGTTGCAAAAAATGAGCAGGGCGAATTAGTTGAGCTTACCGCAAATGTTGACACAGTAGAAAAGCTATCTTTTTTGATAGACGCATTTCAATCTGAGTATTTCTTCAATTAATATTGAATGTTTTATTTTTGGAAACTTAATTATGGGATGCGACATACATGCATATATTGAATATTGTGATCTGAATAGCAAAAATCAAAATTGGAATTTCTCATGCTCCGTAGAGTTTGGGAGAGACTATACTTTATTTGGACTTATTGCAGATGTGAGAACTTTTCCTGGAACATCTATTGTTTCTCCTAGAGGATATCCATCTCCATCTAGTAGTGAGCATATAGGAAGCAAAGATTTTCCAACTTCATACATAGTTCAAAAAGAGTATGATTATTGGCTGAATGATAGAGGAAAACGTGAATGTCATTCTGAGACTTGGCTACACTTAAATGAACTTGTCAAAATTAGACATGAGTATATAAAAGAGCAGTTGCACTTAAACGAAGTTACTGATGTTGAAATTTGGAAAAAATTAGTTGATTCTATTGGAAGTAATTATGAATATGAGAGAGTATTCTCATTTTCAGATTATGAGAATGTGGGCCTTAGTGTTGCAATTTCTGTTATGAGATGCATTGAAAGCTCTTTTCCTGGATACAAGACTAGACTTGTTTGCTGGTTCGACAGTTAATCTTCAATAAAAACAATTACTTATTGATTAAAATATCTATTGCAGTGCTATATTTCTTATGCTATAATATTAGTATATTGTGAACAGAGTATAGGAGAATATTATATGCATTTAGTAAAAGTAAGATATGACTATAAGTTAATCAAAGAAGCCAAGAAGTTATTTCCAGAAAATACTGCCCTCCATTCAATGATGGAATCTGGGGATAGAAGAGCTACCGATGAAGTCTTTAAAATATATGATGCAAAACGAGTTGAAAATTTAATTGATGAAGATTTTATAGTAAAGTGTTTTAAGAAGAATAGACAACAAGTTATATTAGAACTTGCTAATAGATCTAAAGCTATTAGAAAACTATATTCAGATATGTACTCAAATTTGCTAGATTCTATCGAGTAAAATAAATTTATGCTATTGCCTATAATAAATACACTCACACAATTTACATAAAGCGGTGATTTAATGGGCAATAGCTTTTTTGGAAAAAATGGATTCATCTGGTGGAAAGGCGTTGTAGAAGACAGAAAAGATCCAATATTTCTTGGTAGAGTTAGAGTAAGAATATTTGGTTGGCACACTGAAGACAAAACTGAGCTTCCCACAGAAGATCTGCCTTGGGCTATGCCTAGCCTTCCTATTGATAACGGAAAAAATCCAGTTGGACTTAAAGAAGGTGACTGGTGTTGGGGATTCTTTCTAGATGATACTGAAGCTCAAAAGCCAATAGTTGTTGGTTTTATTCCTGGTATAGATGAAGATCCTGCTAATCCCAGCACTGGGTTTTATGATCCAACTCCAGATGATGAATTGACTTCAGAAAATGTTCCTAGACCACCTAGAATGTCTCCCATCAAAGATTATGAAGCAGAATTTCTTGAAACTGGAGCTGATGGATTTGACCCAAACAGATTGCCTCAAGACAATGTAGCTTTCGGTCAGCTAACTTCAGAATATAGCGCAGACAGATTTAAATACGATTTGAATCAGGATGGTACTTTTGACCAAACTGATATAGATCAAATGGTAACAGAAGGTGAAATATTCACTGGAGAAGTTGATACTGTAGCTGATGCACAGCAGTCTGATATATCTCGTTATCCGCTAGAAGATAGTTTGAATGAGCCGTCATCATCTAGACTGGCAAGAAATGAAAACATAACACAAACTATAGTAGCATCTAAAATATCAAGCGTTACTGCTGGTGAAGGTGCGGGATATGATGGTAACGTATTGGGAGCAGAAGAGCAACCAGCATTTCCTTTTGCTGAACCTAAAACTCCATATAATGCAAAATATCCATACAATCATGTTTATGAGAGTGAGTCTGGTCATGTAATAGAAGTTGATGACACTCCTGGCGCAGAAAGATTGCACTGGTATCATAGATCTGGTTCATTTAAAGAAATTCATCCAAGCGGTCTTGAGGTAAATAAGTCAGTTAATCATCAATACAATTTTGCATACTTAGATCATTATTGTGGAGTTGGTTACAACTACAATCTCGACGCTGGCGAAAACATTAGAATTAAATCTGGTCTAGCTTTTAATATCAACAGCGGATCCGATTTAAATCGACAAGTCGGCGGTAGTATGAATTCAACTGTAGCTAGTGATAAAAACACTAAAGTTACGGGGAATGAAAATACATTAGTATCAACAAACTCCAATGAAGTTATTTCCAAAAACAAAAATGTTATCGTCACCGAGAAAGGTAACATAATAGCTAAAGTGGTTAATGTAAACGGTGAAGAAACTATCAACATTTTTTCAGGCAAGAAGATTACTATAACTAGTACAGAATCTCTGGAAATTGCTTGCCCCAATGTTCAGATTATAGGAAATGTTAATATAACTGGTGGATTGGGAGCTACTGGAACTGCAAATGTAGTTGCTGAATTGGCAAATGCTATAAAACTTCCTGGATCAATAGTTTCGATAGATACAGTTCCTAAATCTCCATCAGCGAAATCTGTTAATGAAGCTGAATCTTTAAAAACTGCCGATGAGACTATAAAAGAGGTTCTTGAAAAAACTAGTGCCGCTGAAGGCTCTCCAAAGTATGGGTATCTCATACCAAACGGCGTTGCTGGTGATGTATGGAAGCCAATATCAGAGGGTGATGGAAACTTAGTAGTTCTTAGTTCTTTGGGCGGAAGTCATGAGCTTAGAGAAGCAGTGCCTACAGCACAGCTAGAGTCGGTATTAATTAAGCACAAGTCAATAAGTGGAAAAATAACTGAGTGGGAAGTAGTTAGACCAATTCATGTTCCTGGCGAACTAATTGCATCTCCATATAAAATCGACAACTTCATAGATGGCGTAAGAAAGTTGGCTAGATTTAATGAACCTGGCGGAAAGTATCCTAAACAGCTATTCTGGATGAACAATGGAGTTCCTATATTGATTTTAGATAGCGGCTACAGACATCAGTGTGAATCTCCATATAACAATAAAATAAACTTTGATCTAACAACAGTCAGAGAAGTTGGAGAAGATGAAGAAGTTTAAGAAGAATAACGGAAGTGTATATTTTAATATAAATATATAGTATTATTTTTGAGAATATATAGCTAATGGCGCATCAAACTTTAATTGATAAAATATCAAATACCTTTTCAGACATAGATCTCGACTTTGTTCCACATCCCGTGTCTGGAGATATAGCGATTCTTAAAAATTCTGATGCAGTTAAGCGTTCCATTAGAAATTTGCTATTTACTGGCTTATATGAAAGACCTTTTAATCCAAATATGGGCGGTAACTTGAAGCAACTATTATTTGAACCTTCAACTCCAATTACCGTAGTTGCATTGAGATCTTATATACTTGACACCATTTCTTTATATGAGCCTAGAGCCACGGTTGTTGAACTTCAAGTTAGTTTAGATGTAGATGAGCTTGGATACAATGTTTATCTGGCATTTGCAGTCGATAATACATCTGAAGTTGGCGTTCTTACTACATTTTTAGAAAGGATTAGATAGAAATGGCAGAAATAAAGTATACTGAATTAGATTTCAATCTAATAAAAGAAAATCTTAAAACTTTTCTGAAATCTCAAGACAAATTTAAAGACTATAATTTTGATGGTTCATCTCTATCTATTTTGTTAGATGTACTAGCATATAACACTGGGTATAATGGGTTTTATCTAAACATGCTTGCGAGCGAGATGTTTTTAGATAGTGCATCTTTAGATAATAGCGTTGCATCAAGAGCAAAACATTTAGGGTATACTCCAAGATCTG